TGTGAGAACATATGGTACATTTTCGAAATCTTTTGTGTGTCTTTTGACACGATGGCCTTATGAATAACATTATGCATTCGTTCAACCGAATCAAAAGCGTTATTGAAAGTGTTGATACCATGAGACAATATGCAATCACTCAACATGCGGTAATCGCCGTACATGATGCACGCGTAGACAGAAGCACGGAGGTGACGGGTTTGTGATTCGTGGTCTGGCATTGGAATGTGAAGCATCGAAAAGAATTCCGCGTTCCAATTATTTTCAGCACAGCCGTATAATTCTTCACCAAAGGATCTGGGGCAACCAGATCGTTTGAAGAAATTGTAGATTTCTCGTTGTTTATGACGAACAGCCGCTTCTACGGCGCTCTTGGATTTCTTGTAGTTGAATGTCTCGACACATTGAATGTGACCATTCTTGATAGCGGATACGCAGTTTTTGCAGGTAGAGCAACGCATTTTGGTGCGACCCCTGTGAGTCTTTAAATTGACTTAGGCATATTTCATACATAATTTATTTATGCATTCCACGAATTCATCGTCTGATTTGTACATTAAATCTTCATACTTTTTAGCCTTGGATATATGGTGATCCATCTTTTTCGTCATTTTGGCAACCCGTTTTCGTGTGTACCAAAACTTCACGTATTCACGAAAAGTCATTTTCTTTCGTATGTACACGGGTACATTCATCTTATTACATTATAACTAGTTTTTTCTAAGCCGTGACATTAAAAATAAAATATAGACATATATTAAAAATGAATATCGCACTCGAAGCACTGCTAAGATCTATCGGTGTATTTTTGGGTGTTTTCTTTACGGTCAGTTGGGGTAGAAAGAGTAAACCGGTGTGGGACGTCGCATTGATAGTACTTTCCATCATTCTCGCGCTGTTTTTGGCCTTCAGGCAGGTCATCGCACCACCACAATAATCACAATTTACTCAAATATTTCGAACCGACCCTTTTCATGAAACGATGTTTTTCTTCTCGACCATCGAAGATAATCTTAAATCCATTACCAAAATATGGTTTAGGTGCGGTTTTATAATAGTCTTCTAATTCATCGTCTGACACATCGTCAACGACGTAATCGGGGTCTTCATTTTGTTTTTTTCTAGTGCGCATTGGTTCTTGTGATTAATAGTTTCACACACTTTATCTAAGTTTAAAGATGTAAATCCATACACCTTTAAATGAAGACAGTCATCATAGCACTTCCAGGAAATCACTTTTCGGGTGCATTTTTACGAAATTGGTCGAATGCACTCTTGTATCTTCAAAACAAAGGTTACACGGTGATGATGGTGAACGATTACAGTAGTTTTGTGCCATTCTCAAGAATGAAAACGCTTGGACTGGATACACTTCGGGGTGTCGATCAAAAACCATTCAATAATGAAGTCGATTTCGATGTATGGGTGACCATAGATAGCGACATATTCTTCATACCGGAACAACTCGAACAGCTCATAGAGGATACCGATACTTACCCTATTGTTTCGGGTATCTATAGGATGATAGATATGAAGCATTACGCGGCAGTTAAAACCTGGAACATCGATTATTTCAAAAAACATGGTTCATTTAAATTTCTGCGCGTAGAAGATCTCGAAGGTGCACCCAAACACATGAAAGTCGCATACAATGGCATGGGATTCATGGCGGTAAAGCGTGAAGTACTCGAAAAAATGACGTATCCATATTTTCACAGGGAACTTCAAACATTTGATATGCCGGATGGAAAAATCATTAAAGAGATGTGCTCCGAAGATGTCGCATTTTGTAAAAATGCAAAGGATGCTGGGTACGATGTCATGATAAACACTGAACTAAAAGTTGGACACGAAAAAGAACTCGTCATTTAGAATCTAATGCGAAGAGGTGGTAATGGAACGTCATCAATAGAATTCGCGATGGTCGTGTTTGAAGATGCACCCACGAGATTTTCTAAGAATGTTCGAGTGTTAGAGATAGGCACAGAAACGTCGTCGAATCTCGCCATTCTGGAGCGAACCAAATCTCGCTTCATTTGTGTAATTTCTTTACGTAGAGTCTCGTTTTGTTCCATAAGTGAAAGGTAATCATTCGTGAGATTCAATATATAATTATCACGCACGGTATCACCGGATGCATATAATAGTTTAAGATTTTCACATATTTCTAGATATACATTTTCTGGGAGTTCGGTCTTATGCTCGTCGACGAGAGACATTATATTTCTAATGGGATCCATTTTTAATTATTACATTCTTATTTTTTATGCATCTTCATTCTCTAACATTATTCGTAGTCGATCTTCTATACTCAAACCATCTACTGGGATAACTTCAAAATCAGCGTCAACCACATCCGGATCAAAAATATCACCGTGTTGTTCACACAATTCACAAACAATACCATCTCCCGGAGGTTCGCCGATGGGATGATTGTGTACGGGGACTGGTTTTTTAATCACGGGTTTCTTTACTCTTGGTTTTTTCTTTTGATCCGGTGGTGGACACTCGGATGTTTGTGGCGGACTCGTGTGTTGTCGATCGTGTTTGTCACAGACATCTTTTCCATCTTTGGCGCGGCATTTACATCTGTTACCACTCGAAGCTGCGATAGCTTTACATTGTACTCGGTCGGCGACTGGTTTCTTTTGCGTGGCACCAGTTCGTTTAGGTTTGATCTGATCCTTGAATGAATCAAATTTTTCATGAAGCTGTTTGTTCTCGACGCGGAGTGTTTTTACTTCGTCGATGAGAGTCTTTACGAGATCGGTGAGATATGCGAGTTCACTCATTATTTGTGTTTAAAAAAAATGTAGTGATCAACGACTTAGGAATTTTTTTCTCAGTAATTTTAATGATCGCGCGTCCTTTCACGTCAGTACTAGTCGAAGCAATACTCATAGGAATTCTCACATTAGCTATATACACTGGGGTATCCAAAGTGGTAAAAGATACACGGGCGCTCGTATTAACCGGAGCACTCGTCCACCTATTTTTCGAGTATTCGCCCATGGGAAATTTGAATGAACGATATTGTAAATATTTATTAAAAGCCTAGTATCGCACTCAAAACTCTGTTTTTCCATTCTTTGACGGTTTCAGTTTTTTGGGTGTTCTTAAGTTCCAATAGAGCTTCCGCAGCTAATCCTTCATCTACATGTGCCTTACAGCAGCCATATCTAGATGATTTATGCCAACACCCAGGATACTGACATTTAGGCCTCGTCGTCGGTTTCGTCGAATACGAACTTTCTGCGTTTTCGCGGTGTTTCGTCGTCATCGGATGTTTCACAATTCTTGATTTCACCTTCCTCGGTACACGATTCAGAGTCAGACTCGGACTCGGATTCTGAATCTGTGATGTACTCGTATTCACTTGGGTGGTAAATATCCGGTAAATCTTCTTCGAGTGCAGACCAGTCGACCCAACCCATCAATTCATTTTGACGAATAAACTCATTTAGTTCACGCTTATCGCGGATATTCCATGTGTCTCTGGCGATATCACTCCAATACACTAACGAATCATCATCAATTTGACACGGATACAAATACAATTCGTCCACATCTTCTTGATCCTTCATTTGTTCACAGTAGATGTCATACATGTGTTCTAGAATACCTTCACTCGAAACACTCGAATCTTCGATGAAGTTTTCGTGACCAAAAGTGAGAAAGTGTACCTTACCATACGATGCATTTAATTTTTTGGTAGAAACACCCATGTAACACATGTAATTTCTAGAATTACGAGGAACGAGTTTTTCGGGGAAGTTTTCGGCTCGGAGTGCCCACACCTCAGTGTCTTCGCTAGTCATTCTCGTCATGAGTCCATCCAAATACGGAAGACGACAAAGAGACGCACAGTGTTTCACGAGCTCGGTATTGAGATTCATGGTCTATATATCATTTACGGTTGATTTGTTTAAGTGTATTATTAAAAGTCAATTCTAGACGCGAGTCTTCCAAACGTTTTCAATTTAAACGCCTTCTCACGCTCTTCAAAATCGCGACACCTTTCACTGATTTCGTGTAGTCTCACTTGCGCTTCCATGATCTTATCGTCGTGCGTAAATTCCGCATGTCTTACGGTAGGTTTCCAAGATGAGAATCTACTATAAAACCGCTCCTTTTCAATATTTCTGTTTTCGATTTCTTTGTAACGTTCAATATCAGAACAACACGCCATGTAATCATTTACTTGCTGAGTTAAATTTTGTACCTTAATTTCACGTATGCGCATTTTTACGAGATCGATCGCTGGATCATACACAGAAGAGTCTCCATCACCATATATCTGGTTCACTCGAAGCGTCCTCAATATTAATCCGAGGTCTCTCACACTCGTTTCGTATACGGAGTACTCGTCGTTTCCTTGGTGCGTCCGGGCATTTCGACTCGCATTGGATGACCATTTTCCAGATTTCAATTTGGACGTCTGTACAGAGAGACCGCGTGGCTTGACAAAACGCGAGACGGAAATCGCGGCTCGTGCAACCATTTTGCATTATACACTCACTATTCCTTTATGAACCTTTGGAAATTCGAGAATGATTTCCTCGCCGACTTCGTTTGTAGCGGTGACTATTTCGTACCCCTCCTTAATGCACTGAGTTTTGATATCATATTTGATCGTCTTAGGAACAAAAATATTAAACAATCTGTCATACAGACTCATTCTTCCTTCTTTTTACTGAGATGTTCTTCTTCAAGCTTCTTTTTTTCACTCTGAATAGTCCTCAAAAAGCGTTTGGGGTGCTCAATAAACTTAGACCACCTGAAATCGTCAATCGAGTATTCAATATACTCGGGTACGTGTGCAATAAATACAAACACACCCTTCGTGAATCTATACACACAAGTCGTAGCGAAAGCGTAGCAAACGGCTCTCGGGTAAAGCCACCACATTATGTGTTCATAGGCGTCTTTTTTTATCTATATTAAATACAAGATGAATCTTGATGAAGTAGCGAAGAAAGTCCAGTACATCACAGTAGATTCAGAATTCGTAGATGGTTCTAATAATACATTTACGATAGATTTCTCACTCGATTCAAATGTACACATGGAAGATATGTCAAAAGTTATAGGGTTTAAGATAGTAGACTTTTACGTGACCCAAATAGGCGAAAGTGATTCAACTGGAAATACAGACGTGTCCAAATATATCGATGTCGTGTGCGAAGACATACCAAAGCGCGCACAGATACTCGACGAACGACACGGAGAAATACTCGCGCGAATACCACTCGAGCGGAGTTTCTCCGGTAGTAACTCGTTTATATTGAGAGATAAACAGTGGAGATCGCATCAAAGACAGACAGGGTTTTTTAATCCGTTGTCAATACAAAAAACACACTTTAAATTGTATGAATCCCAAGGAGATGGAGATTACGAATTACTCAAACCGAGTGTTTCGTTTTACATGATAATAGAAATAACAACCATCGATGTAAAAGAAAAACCACGCAATAGAGAGGTACAAATATTACAGGCATTAGATCGTCTCATGGAAAAGATAGACAGCCTCAACCATAACGTAAAAAAACTACCCGACGCGGAACAATTGGAGAAAGCTAGAAGAGAAACAAAAAAATACCCATTTAGCTATCTCATATTAATGATACTTCTTATTTTAGGAGGTGTGTATTACATTACTTCAAAACAGCATCCGATGCCCCATCAACCTTCTTTTTAACTCGGCGAACGACCTTCTTCACGGGCTTAGGGGCTTCTTCAACTGGCGCTGGCGCGGGAGCCTTGGCTTCTTCGACTTGTTCTACTACTGACGCTGGCACTGGCGCTGGCACTGGCGCTGGTGCTGGTGCTGGCGCCGGGGTGCTGTCAAGTTCATCCACCAAACGCATCAACAAACCATACACGTGTTTCTTGTTGATTCGAAGGGTTTGCATTTCATCTCTGATTTCTTGCCTGAGAGCTTCCATTATAATATACATAAAGGAAATATTATCTTTAAATGTAATGCTGGTCATAGGTCCTACCCTTCTGAGTGGAATAGGACAACACGCAAAGAAATACACTGAACTTTTCCCCGAATGGAAATATATTCAGGTATCCGAACACATACCGGAATGTGAATGCGCTTTCATATTCGCTCTACCCGTCGAATACTGGTTCGATAAAATAGTCGAACTCAAAAAGAAAATTAAGCATCTACATTGCATGACGGTATGTGAAACTGAAACTGTACACGAAGACTATGGAAAACTATTTAAATTATTTGATAGAATCGCCGTACCGAGTGAATTCTGTAAAAATGTATTTTCGCGTCAGTTTCCGGACACCGAATTCTATGTAATACGGGCGCACATACCACACAAGGATACGTATACATTCTATCACATAGGCAACGTGATGGACCAACGAAAGAATTTCAGAGCTATTTTAGAGTCATTCGTTCGTCTGAATAAGCCAGATACAAAGCTTCTGGTAAAAGCCACGTGCAATCAACCGATAACCATAAATCTACCAAACGTTGAAGTAATAAACGGGCTCGTATCGGACGACGAAATGGACAAAATACATAGAATGTCTGATTGTTACGTGAGTTTTTCAAGTTCAGAAGGAGTTGGTATGGGTGCAGTTGAAGCGGCCATGCGTGATAAACCCGTGATCATCACAGACTACGGTGGTGCACCCGAATATGTTAAAACACCGTACACGGTTTCGTGTGAACTTCAAGAGTTGCAGAATGACGATTTCTTGTTTAAGAAAGGAATGCAATGGGGCAAGCCAAACAAAGAACAACTCTTGGAATTCATGACGGATGCATATGAAAAACGATTGAGGCACATGGACCACTCACATACGAAGTGGATGGTGGGTAAAGAAAATGTTTCACAACAATTCATCGATAATGTAATTGGTAAGTAAAACAATGAGACCGGTGAGAATAGCACCCGAGGCGATGGCACCCTTTTGAGCGATCAACATGGAAACGATATCGTCTACAAAACCAATGTTGGTTGGTTTCTTCACGGTGTCTGGAACAATTTTGGCTAAAGCGACGTAGAGAGCCATGGCTATTACAACTGGACGAAGTGTCTCTTGGTCTAACATTTATAGTACACTAATATTTTATCTTCGGTTGATGTTTTCTACAAAACCCACCGCACACCGCCTTGAACCCACACGACTTACCACTCAATGTCACGGCTTGACATGTGTGTACAGCTCGTCGCTTCTCAGATACAACTTCTGGAGCCTTGCTAATGAGTTGAATGGTTCTATTCTGTTTTTCAGTTCTGAGTTGAATGTATTTCTGTTTCATCTTCCAAGTCGCATGTGCAAGTTTCTTGCACTTGTCAGTTGGAATATCTGTTCGATACATTCGCATAGCGTCGGTAAGGCATTGTTCGTAAGACATCTTTAGAATTCGATAATTACAAAGGTGGGTTTATGTGACTTAGGTTTCTAAAATTGCATCTTCTAAGACAGTGTCTTCTCGTGGGTCATATGGCTTGGATGGATACCGGGAAAGAACCCTGGCAAGGACAAACACAGACGAACCACGAGACGCTTTAAAAGATCCGGATGTCGTGTTACATGGAACGCAGGTAGAAATGACGCCACATTGTCTTGTTCTAGAACGTAGTCCAACTCGCCACGAGATATGCGAGCCGTGAATAAGGCCGCGCCCACGACCTTCACAGTGCTTATTGTGGCACCTCAAACACGATGGACCCCACATTTTAGAGCATCTCACGTAACATGAATGCGACGGTTGAGACGTGCCACAAAGATGTCTAAGTTTACGTTGAAACGGTCGTAACTTCATTTCGCGAACGGGTTTTACACACACAGTTAATTGGCCGACTGCGACATCTGGTTTCATGTCTTTCTCAATCCTCTTCGTACGCCGTTCTTCCTTTTTCTGTGCGCGAATCGCCTCAAGGGCTCTTCTAGAGGCGTCGCGAAGTGGGGTCCCTCTCGGTCGGTCATTTTTTATGTTCTTGCGTCTACGCGTCGGCATATCTTATATTTATATAACGTCAAATCTTTATGTCGGTATCACAACTTCTAATTCGTCTTTGCATCTATTTATAGCATGAATCGCTTCATCTACACTGCACGTGAAGAACTCCTTCTTTTTGGAAAGGCGAGAATTATCCAAAAAATTATGAGACACCTTTTCTCCTTTATCCATACCCTCACGTGTTTCAAACTCGACATAGCCTTCAACTGTGTAATTTGTTGGCACGCCTGTGTTCAAAACACCCAATCTGGATTTAAGATGTTTGCTTTTACCAACCTTCAAAATACCCGGAAGACTTGCATTGGATAAAACATATACCACAAAACGGTGGGTATTTTCCACACTTGGCACGTTTTGTTTGGGTCTCACCTTGGGAATTTGCTTTTTATTTTGTTTTTTTGGCACTTTTTTAGTAGAATAATAACGAATCATTGCTTCTTCTCTCAGGACAGCCTTACGCTCAGGTGTGAGCCTCTCTCCTTTCCAAAGATAATACGGTTTAACACGGCAGCCGGACCGACACCCATTAGGTGCGAACCTGCATTTTGGGCACCCCTTACCATTCTCATATGGTGTGATCATTATTTCTGCTCGGAACGAGTTATGCAAAATTAGTTATTATGCTTTCTACTTAGGTACTAAATTATACGGTGTCTATCAACAATCAAATCGTGGACACCTCCTACGATGGATTGTAAGATAAAAAAGTGAAATGTGTTTTGGATAGTTTCAACGAAAGTGTTCATTTTTGATTAGGTCTAGTGAACTTAGGTAAAAAATAAAGACCCCCACCTTTGTTTTTAAAAAATAGCTTAAGTGGAAGCCTCGTTTATTAAAAAGTAAGGACAATGAGCGAAAGTATTCAGAAACTCACCCACGTGGAACACATATTAAAGAGACCAGATTCTTATGTTGGTCCAGTTGCCCGCGTCGGTGAACAGTATTGGGTCAAGGAAGGCGACGGCTTCGAAAAGAAAACTGTCGTATACGCACCGGCACTTCTCAAGATTTTTGACGAAATTCTCGTCAACGCCATCGATCGTAATTCGATCTATCCTAAACAGGTAACGTCCATCTCCGTAAACATCGACCGAGAGAAAGGTGAAATCAGTGTCGAGAACAATGGGCCTCTCGGGGGCATCGCTGTCAAAGAACACGAAAAGGAGCAGATTTGGAATCCAGAGCTCACGTTCGGGCATCTTCTCACGAGTACCAACTACGACGATTCACAGCAGCGGGTTGTAGGTGGTAGAAATGGGTACGGTGCAAAGCTCACGAATGTGTATTCGAGCAAATTCTCCATCAAAATCAAGGATTCAGAAAACAAGACGACGTACACTCAAGAATGGACAGATAACATGAAGACGTGTGGAAAGCCGAAGATGCGTAGCTACTCGGGGACGACCTCGAGTGTGTGCGTCACGTTTACACCGGATTGGTCGAGGTTCGGTATGAAGGCGATGGATGATTACATCTTCAAAATTTTTGAGAAACGCGTGTATGATGCGAACATCTGTACCGCACCAGGGTGTAAAGTGAAATTTCAAGGTGAAGCTCTTCCAAAGACAGCATTTAACGAATACGCGAAGATGCACACGAATTCGGATGAAATTTGTATGTTTACGTCGGATCGATGGTCTGTGTGTGTAGTTCCATCGGAAGATGGATTTGAACAAGTGTCTTTTGTGAATGGTATATGCACGACCAAGGGTGGGAGTCACGTGGATCACGTGGCGGGTATACTCGCGTCAAATATCATCGACGAAATGGCGAAAAAGATTAAACTCAAACCCCAACAAGTAAAGAATGCATTCATGGTCTTCGTAAAAGCGACGCTCGTCAATCCAACGTTCAGTAGTCAGGTCAAGTCCGAGTGTACACTCAAACCACAAGAATTTGGTAGCAAATTTGAGCCCACAAAGAAACTCGTCAAGGACATTCTCAAAACGAACATCCAAAATGAACTCATGGCGCTCTCGAAATTCAAGGAAATGAAAGAACTTCAAAAATCGGATGGTGTTCGTAAATCTAAAATCACGGGTATACCAAAATTGGACGATGCAAATAAAGCTGGTACAACCCAATCTGGGAAGTGTACACTCATCATCACAGAGGGTGATTCTGCAAAGTCACTCGCAGTCGCGGGCCTATCCGTGGTTGGTAGAGACTATTACGGGGTATTTCCACTTCGCGGGAAATGTAAAAACGTGAGAGATGCGTCGGTCAAACAGCTCACGGAGAACAAAGAGTTCAGCGAACTAAAGAAGATACTTGGACTTCAACAAGGTAAAGTGTACACCTCTCTCGATGAACTTCGTTATGGCCGTCTCATGATCATGACTGATGCAGATACAGATGGAAGTCATATCAAAGGTCTCGTACTCAATATGATTCATTATTTTTGGCCAAGTTTACTTGACCTAAATTTTGTCGTGAGTATGGTGACACCCATCATCAAGGCGTCGAAGGGATCGCAAACTATGTCGTTCTACACAGATTCCATGTTCAGAATGTGGTATGGAAATGGAAAACCTGGGTGGAAGATTAAATACTACAAGGGTCTCGGTACGTCTACGTCTGCCGAGGCAAGGGAGTATTTCAAAAACATCGAAAAACTCACAGTTAAATTCGACACCGACGAGAAAACGGATGAATCTGTCGTGCTCGCTTTCGATAAAACGAAGGCTGATTCTCGAAAAACGTGGCTACTCGAAAGTACCGAAAAAGAAAGCTCGGAGCTCGAGATTGCATATGGAAATGTAGAGAGAATCGATATCACTGAATTCATTCATAAAGATCTCGTAAATTTCAGCCTCGCAGATTTGAAACGGTCGATCGCACACATGTGTGATGGACTCAAACCTTCACAAAGAAAGGTCATGTACTCCTGTTTCAAAAAGAACCTCACGAGCGAAATGAAAGTTGCCCAACTCGCGGCGTACGTGGCGGAAACATCGGCGTACCATCACGGTGAAGTGTCTCTCGCAGACACGATCGTAAAATTAGCACATAATTTTACGGGGTCGAACAATATTAATCTACTCGAACCGTGTGGTCAATTCGGTACGAGACTCATGGGTGGAAAAGATGCGAGTCAAACGAGGTATATTTTCACAAAGCTCACCAAAGACGCGAGAAAACTCTTCGATGCCCGAGATGACGCTGTCCTCAAATATCTCGACGACGATGGTAGACCCATTGAACCAGAGTATTATGTTCCGGTGTTACCCACGGTGCTCATCAATGGCACGGAAGGTATCGGTACAGGATTTAGTTGTTACGTGCCACCGTTCAATCCAAAAGATATATGTGAGAATATAGAGCGTTCTATTTCTGGTCAGTCACTCGTGGAAATGAAACCATGGTTTGATAAGTTCAAAGGACGCATTTTCAAGAATGAGGAAGGTCTTTGGATCACAGAAGGTGTTTGGACAACTAATAATCATGGTACAGGTATCAAAATTACAGAACTCCCACCCGGTCGATGGACGCAAGACTACAAAGAGTATCTCGACACACTCATGGAAAAGAAGGTCATTTCAGGGTTCATCAATAACAGTACAACAGAAGATGTGGATTTCGCTATACATGGATACACGGGTAAAAATATCATAAAAGATTTCAAGCTCCAGAAGTCGTTCCATGTGAGTAATATGCACTTATTTCACCCCACAAAGGGTATCAGAAAATATGAAAGTCCAGAAGAGATTCTGAGTGATTTCGTTGAAATCAGAATTCAAACGTATAAAAAACGCAAAGAACACCTTCTTCACGTTCTCAAAGAAAAAACGAAGAAACTTGAAAATATGTCCCGTTTTGTAGACGCAGTCATCAACGAGCGCATCGTCGTATTCAAGAGAAAAAAGAGTGAACTTGAAAGTGAAATTTCAAAATCTTATGATAAAATTGATGGATCGTATGATTATTTGTTGAATATTAAGACATACCAGTACACAAAAGAAGCGGTTCAGAGTCTTAATGATGATACAAACACAATCAAGAAGGAACTCGAAACACTGAATGCAACGAGTCATCTCACCATGTGGAAATCCGATTTAAAAATATATAAACAATAAGTAGTATGTGCGATAGGTCCGGGCCAAATACCGGCGCAGCACTCTGCCTATCTGCTATAGGCGAACAAGATACGTATCTGTTGGGTGCAGAATCACTCTTTAATTACGAACAGAAAAGACACTCGGATTTTAGAAAATTCCATAGAAGTTTTAATGTTAATAAACCTAGTTCTGCATCAAGCGGGTGGCCATTTGGTCAAACTGTGAAAGTTACATTTAATCCCAGAAACATGGGAGATCTATTGTCAAATATGTACATACGAGTAAAACTACCCGGTTTATCCAATGGGAATTATAATTATGCGGATAAAGTTGGTAAACACCTATTTAAAAGCATAACTATGCGTGTGGATGAAACTATTCTAGAAATATATAAAGATGATATAGGGTTTATTTATGATGAAATGTATTTAGATCATTCAGAACACGTGAGTAGAACTTACACAGATGGACGTTTCATAAATAGAAAAACCGTCTTATCACCAACATTCAATCTAATAAAAACGAGTGATACCTTCGTATACGTACCAATACCATTCTTCTTTTCTAGAAGTTACGAGTCGTCTGACTACGAAACAAACGTGCATAATAGACCGTATTTTCCTTTGTGTGCTATAAATAAACAAAAATTGGAATTCGATATAGAATTTAGACCACAAACATTTTTTACAGATGACCCAGTCACTCTATCGTTAGATAGTTTCGACGTAGTGACCGAAGAGATCACAGTCACACCGGAAGAAAGATTATTTTATACTTCCAGTAAATATGAAATGTTTACCGATGTATTCAAGACACATCCAAAAGTAGACACGGAACCCGGAAATGATAAGCTAAAAATTGAACTCACGCCACAAAATAGAGTCAAGACGCTTCACTTTTTCTTTAGAAATAAGATTTTTGAAGATGAAAATATAGCGAGTAACACCTATTCAAGTGATCAGTTATATGATTACTATCATAACCGATTTAATCTCACCCCATTTTATTCCTATAGACGAGCGTTCGATTCGCTTTCAGACGACGTGGCTATATCGGCTAAATTGGTGATAAATGGCGAAGATTTACCACTCATAAATACCGCAGATTCTCATTATTACAGATACTTGACTACTTTAAATCACAAATTTCACAGCACCCCGAGGAATATATACACATATAGCTTCTCTATGCATCCAAGAAACGTCGATCCATCTGGGAGTCTCGATTTTACAAACATAAAAAACAATCGAACCACCATAGATTTTAAATTAAATCCTTATCACGGAACAACTGAAACATTTACATGTCATATATATTATACATCTTATCAAACATTTACATTTGAAAATGGATATTTAACCACGCGCGAAGAACCAATATCATATTCACCTATCGTAGAAGAATATGGCACCGGGGAATTCGTAGCAGTACCCGAAGAGGGTGCGATTATGATCGCATCATTTCCCAAATAAATCACATTTATGCTCTTTTATATATTTTATGATTCCATTTTTTATACACCACTTGATGAAATTGAGCTGTGCAACAGTCGTATGAATTTCATCGTGTGTTCCGGGAATCTTGTATGATATCTTATCCGACCTGCAAAATGGGTCAAATAGTTTCTTGCTATATCCATCTAATGTCGATTTGTAAGCACAGTGAACACTGAAAATCTTACCGTCGTTTGTCTTATACATCAAATTTGTCTTTTTAGAATAGTTCGTGATAAACCATTCCAAATTTCTAAGTGAAATGCCACCAGATTTTGAAAGTATCTGTGCGAGCATCTCACCATTTTCAGATGCACCATAAAATGTGTCTATTGAATTTAATAGGATATCCGATTTCCTCATATTACATAATACATCTCAAATCTCTAAATTGGTTAGTATTCGAATTTTCACACGCGGGACATCCTGCTTTAAACATAGGAGGGAATGTGTGATTGTGTCTAACTACCGTGTTCATATTTACGGGTTCATGAAGTTTCGATGATCCGGCGTGTGAAAGGCAAAATCCTTCGTGACTCGCCTTTCTAGTGCACGGCTCTCCACCCTTTTTTATACCGAGACAATACCCCCTCGGGTTAGGTAAATCTCTGAGCAAAAGTTTAAGTGGTATGTTATGAATTTTACATATATTTTGTGCATATATCAACATTCTTTCGTGACACACCTTTTCTACCTCATCTTCGAATACACGCACGAGATTTTCAGAAATCTTCATCCCTTAATACATCATAGCTTTTAATTTTTAAATGGGAGATCATCGATGGGAGTCTCCATCTTCTTTTTTTGTCTTCTTTTTGGTTTGATCTTAGTAAGAAGTTCACCAAATATCTCTTCTTTTGGATCATCAAATAGCGGCTCGAGAAGATCACAGACTGGGTTGATGAACTTGTTCATAAAATAATATTCGTAATCGACCTGTAGTACATCACCGTGTTCACTCACATACTTTGGATCTTCCGATTTCTCAAAAGCCTTTGCCTTAGGATCGTCCGTCTTCACGAGAATGTAAGGTACGCGATCACCAGATTGTGGTTCGGATCCAGGTTGTCGCTCCCGCATTTTGCGTACAACTTGTACGTGAGCTTGATTAATATCCCTGATATTCGGGCTATTTATAGATACACTCTGCCCCTTCACCTTATAAGAATCAGAAAGACCCTGTGAAAGTGTGAGTTTTTCGTTTGGTACATCTCCTTCAATCAACTCTATGGCTCGTTGGAGTGCGAGCGCCTTTGGTGGTTCGATGTCACTACTTTCAAGTACTACATCTAGAAGTTCCTTGCACACTTCTCGTACGTGTGCGGTATTGTCGCGTCTCACGAGTTGAAGACCTTTTACATCTATGTAATCCATGTTCATCTTACCATCCTTACCCTGCGTCCATAACTTTGCGGCGTATCGTTTCTTACTGTATAGGAAATATGGCCAATATACCTTTTCAAGTTCTAAGTTGTTTGGTTTTTTAAAAAGTGCTGAACATTCTTCGGCGGCTTTTTCACCTATCTTCCAACTGTATTCCACAGCTTCTATGCCTTTGCGGTCACCTACGTCAAATTCAACCATGACACTATCGGTGTCCCCATACCTCACTTTAGCACCAGGAAAGTTCTTTTCCACATACTCCTTTGTTTCGTCGATCATACTACGACCCTTCGTCGTTACGGTGGATGCAATATTTACACACGGAAGCATACCTTTAGAAGCTCCCGTGAATCCATATACAGAGTTCATACTGATCTTGTATGCCAATTGCTTACCATTGTACATCGCTTTCAATGCACCCGTCGATGAAGCCATATCTTTCTTCGCTTGTTTTCTGAATTGTTTCAACTCAACGAGGATACTCGGTAGAAGCGTCGGAACTCCTTGTGCAAACTTACAGAGTCGCTTTGTCGGTGGTTGCCCCTCAACTTTATTCGGTACAGGAATTTCGAACGTTTCGTATTCCACACCCGGTACGTTTTCGTATTTAGGATCCATGACAAGACTCGAATAACAGAGATTGTGTGCCATCATGATCGAAGGATACAAACCTTCAAAATCTAGAGCTGTGATCGGCTTGTAATACGCACCTTTTTGTGCTTCAAGGACCGTTGCCCCTTCGTAGCCTTGGTCGCCGAGTTGTCCATATTGAATGGTGGGTACCATGAATCCCATTTCCCGTGCCTTTTTCGTGAGTTGACTGAATACTTTGATCTGTTGACCCCGCTCGACGAGATAACACAATGGAACCCATGTCGCTTTTGCCATTTCTAGAAGATTAATTAGAATGCATAGCTTAGACAGCAGGCGATGCGGAAGTAAAGTGTCCTTGATACAATACTCCGCGACTTCCCGTAATTTTACTGGATCACCCTCTTTGTATCTAGCAAACATCTCCTTTGCGGGCATATCAATTTTATTGTCTCCGAGATACAATTTTGATACGTTATCCAATTTATAAGAGTCGAGTTTGTACCCTTTCTTGACTTCATGGAACAAATCGAAAATGAAACGACCGGGCATACTCACGAGTTTCAATGCATTGTCACCCAGTGCACTCGAAGAAAGCTTCTTCATTGTGAGTTCACAGTTATACCCCTTCATTTTGCTTAATTGAAAAAATGTGGGGTCACACCGAGTCACGATCGCTCTTTTCATCAGATATTCAAGATCAAACCCAAAAATATTCCACCCGGTTATGATATCAACATCATTGTTATGTAAATAGTCCTTAAAAGCCATTAACATTTCGCGCTCAGTATCGTACGATCTGATATTTGAACCCTCGAGATCTGAATCTGTTTTCTTGTAACATAAACAAGTCTTGTCGTATGGTTCATCACTTCCAAATTTACACAATGAGATTGCAATCTGAAAACACGCATCACCGTCTACATCCGCATCGGGGAATTTACCGGTAGAACTATTACATTCGATATCGACAGATGCAACAACGAATGGCGCCGTCTTCGGATTATCCACGGGTTTTAGATTTCGCCAATTTTTGCATTCCAAATCTATGTCCACGTGTGCGTTGTAAGCTACTTCACAGTTATCACCACTATCCAGCCACCCAGTCGATTGAATACCAGTCCTATGCATGAGGCGAAGAACTGGATCCAAGTTGGATTCATATATTTTCATCTTCACGTGTTCATCTTCCAGTGGTCTTCGAAGTCGTCCGGCTACCATTCGTCTCGACGCCAAATTCCTAAAAAATAATTGGAGATATGGAAATTGTTCGTTGTTTTGAAATCCCCACACATCTTTTCGATTGATAGTATTGTAACTGACGAGGCAGCCAGGACAGGCCTTGTCTATTTTGTTATATAGATTCTGAACCCGTTGCTGCGTGACGTTCCTCGGGAGCTTTACGAAAAAATAAGGTGTGAACGCGGTCGTTACGCACACAGATTTACCCACCTCATCTTTACCAAATATACTGACCAAGTGTTCCTCCTCGGTATCCCTTGTCTCCCAGGTGAGTGCTTGGAAGATGACCATACCTCGTTATGTACCTAAAATTTTAATATCGTTTAATAATAATTATGTCAGCTGCACTTGTCGATCTTGTATCAGTCGGAGCTCAGGATGCCTACATCACGGGCGAACCACAGGTGAGCTTCTGGCGCCAGAACTACAAGCGTCACACCAACTTTGCCATTAAACCAGAACGCATGGATTACATCGGTACCTTCACCGGTGGGGGTGAAGTTGTCATCCCAATCCGATCAAAGGGTGATCTTCTGAGCTATATGTGGATAGAACAACCAAATATATCGAATGTCGGTATCAACACGGATGGATTCCATTCCACCGATGATACGTCCGTCACCGAATTTAGCCTCCACGTCGGCGGACAAGAAGTGTGCCGCATGGATTCCCTTTACATACAAGGTGTCCACAACGTTTTGTTCAAGGACAGTCAAGCGAAAGCTTCTTGTGCCATCACCACGGCCGAAGTTTCCGATAACGCGAAGGGTATCAGTGGTACCGCCGGTGATTATTATATGATTCCATTCTTTTTCAGTGAAGACTGGACCAAATCTCTCCCATTGGTCGCGTTGCAATATCACGAAGTGGAGTTGCGAATCAAGTGTCGATCTGGATTCGGTTCGTTTGGCGCCTCCCCTAAGGTGTACGGTATGTACACGTATCTCGACACAGCCGAAAGAGAATATTTTACCGAACAAGAACACGAGATACTCATAACGCAAACGCAGTACCAACCAGCCTCTAAGACCGATACCTCGATCGATCTCACCTATTTCAACCACCCAGTGAAATCGCTTCACTTGACGACATCTAACGTGTCGGGCACTGGATGGAACAGTGATTACAGCTTCGATTCGTCGTCTCTTTACATCAATGGCCTTTCGTTGTTTGAAAATACATCGAACGCATTCCATCACAACGTCGTTCACGAAATGCACACTACCGTTCTCGCGCCATCCTCTCTCGACGCACTTCCATTGTTCTCGTGGCCATTCTGTCTCACCATGAACAAATCCCAACCAAGTGGTACACTTAACTTCTCTCGAATCGACAATGCGAAATTGACCATTCAAAATCCAAAGTCCGATGCCAGAGATGGCTTGTATAGAGTGTACGCCGTGAATTATAACATTTTGCGCGTCAAGGATGGTATGGCTGGAATCGCGTTTTCCAACTAATTTCCAGAAGAACCAAATCCACGAGACCCACGCTGTGTCTCTACTAATTCATTGACTTCTTCAATAATAGGTGTTTCACACCTCTCTAGGATCATTTGTGCGATCCTATTTCCCTTCTTAATGACGAATGGTTCACTTCCGTGATTAAATAGGATAACTTTCAATTCACCCGTAAAATCGGGGTCAATGATACCAGCGCCAGTCTGTATACCGTGTTTAAGTGTGAGTCCAGATCTTGGTGCGATTCGGCCGTATACACCCGGTGGTAGTGACGCACACACACCGGTGCTTATAAATGCTCGTTCAAGTGGTGGTACTATGATTTCTTCCATGCTATATAAGTCATAACCTACCGATCCAGGTGATGTTCTCGTTGGTATGATAGCATCTGGATATAGCTTCTTAATTCGAAGACTCATGAATCACATTCGGGTTAAATCTTTATGCATGTATATATAAATGTTACCTGTCATAGTAGCAATTGCAACTGCAGCCTTTGTGTATACGATCACAGGTGAAAATCTCGTATCATCAGGGGAAGCCAAAAAGATGATAAGAAATGGTAAGATTAAGAAGGTTATCGATGTGCGGACATCGATGGAGTATAGACTTGGACATTACAAGGGTGCGATTCATTTACCGGTAGGTAAAATGAATAAACAAACGACGTCAAAACTCCCCAAGCGGGGGTTGTTGGTCTACTGCAACACCGGGCAAAGGGCCAGAATTGCAGCGGAGAGATTGATTCAATTGGGGTTTAAGGATGTGTATTACATCGCGGGACACTATTCGAGTCTCAACTGAGACCTTCGATGACCTCCTTCGTCTTTTCATACATTCGCTTCGCGTAGAACTTCTCATCCTTGAGTTGTTCCCATATCGTCAATCGATACTCCAAGAATTCTAAGAATCGCTCGGGGTCTCGTTTGGACTTGTAACGAATCTTTTCACCTTTCATCGCACCGTTCATGGCGGCAATCTTGGCTTCAAACATGCGTTTTTGCATGGCATCCGGAGTCTCACGAGACGTGATCTCTTCTTTTTTGAGAGACATTTGTATTACAAGGGTTTCTTATCTTTATTACTAATAAGGTACGAATGTTTGTAACATTAACTGTAATTATAATTTTAATTCTGGTACCACTTGTGGTTGTCGTGTGTACCAGACTATCTGAGCCTCACCCCGAGGACTTTACGTAATTTTTGAAGAACTGTATTGTCGGGTATGGCCTTACCCGATTCATACGAATTAATGATATTCGCCGGAACTCCCACCGCCACCGCTAAATCTTTTTGTGTTTTGAAACCTTTAGCGATGCGCGCTTGTTGAATCGTCTTCGACATAGAGAGACTCACCTTTTCGTGTGTACCTATTTCAGTTTGATCCAGTTTCTGTGCCTTCGTTACTTCACGATGGGGACTCGGAACATTCTGTTTCACGCCACGAATCACGACGGGTTTCCAGTCTTGGTGCTGCATTTACTTAGTCACGAATTAAATCTTTAATGATATGATATGTATATATAGCATTATATACAAGGGATGTCGCAAATACATATGGGATTTTTTCAAAAAATCCGTACACTATTAAACCTGTAGTATAAAAGATGTGTATAGTAATTAAATTAATTATATATTCGCACCGTATAAAATACATAACAAATAATGTAAACACGAGGTTGCATATCATGAGCCAATCACCTAAGATATTCTTACCACCAAATATAACTAAACCCAAGAACTGCAAAGCGCACAATGATTGTATCGAATATCGGTCGCCGTGAGTTAACGATCTGTCTCGCAATCTAGGTGTGAGTTGTAGTATTGTTTCATCTTCCACGTATTGTGACGCGAGACATATACTCTTATCCGGTCTAATTACCAACCGCCATATGTTACCCATGTTTTACTTAATAATGAACACACACCCAGTGTTATGTAATATGATCCAACTATCTGTATCAGATGTAATAAAGGTGTGAATAGATTACCGAAAGATACATTCATCTTAACGATATCACGTGTTATTATTTTAATAACCTTTTTAGACGTTCACCCTCCTTGTTTGGTAGAATTGTGAGTTGATCGATGGGCCCTTCGAGGTACACTTGTCCGTGATTCTTTATCTTTTCATGTTTAAGAACTTGATCTACTCTCACCACATTCACGCGCGCCATGCGTGTTTTTGCAGACTTACTGTAATATACCGCGAGTGTGGCGGCGTCCCGTTTTGTTTCACGGGGTAATACATTGTCTTCACAGCAAATGACCACGTGTGAACCCGCTCCACCATCCACGTGCATCCACCACTCGTTTGGAAAACTCGATTGTGTGAGAATGTCGTTTTCTTTTGCATCTTCACCCACCTTTATGGTTATACCATCAACAGATGTGTACGTTCGCATAATATATTTAGAAGTGTTACTTTTATGTATGTCATGGCGAGAACTACTACGACTACGAGGGAACAAACGTGGAATAAAAGGGACAATTACGCGTTAAAAATGTTCACTTGGCATCTATATAAGAAATTACATCATCTTGAGTTCTTGGCTGCGTATGCTTACATGCGTATCGTAGAGACGAGGTTTGTAGTTAAGAAATTGAAAACGAGCGATCTGAAGTTTGTTCAATCTTAATGAAATTGATATTTTTTAGTTTATCAATCATCTTGTTCACGTGTTCATGCGTAATAAGAATGCATTGTTCAGATATAATGCGACCCTTATGTTCAACTAACAAAGGTCCACCCGTACCGATTGTTGTTTTCAGAATATCAAACATGATCAATGATATTATGAATACTTTAAATCACTTAGGTAATAAAAATATTTATTTAATGTAGGTATGAATAACAATAATAACAGGGTGGTCATAGAAACACCCACGACCCCTCCAATGACTTCACCAAATGGACGTGTGATGGTTGACGAAAATCTTGCAAATACGGGAAGGCGAGCTAGTGAACGATACGATAGTCGAGGGGTTCCCACCAGACAAAATCTGGAAAATCTTAGAGCTATGAGAAGAGCTCTCATGTCGTTTAATAATGCGGGGTTAATCGGTCGTCGCCTCAATTTTAATAACATGAAACGGATGAATACGTCTGAATACATGAAAAATAAAAATCGCATGAAAAGGAATTCAAATGAAAACAAAAACACAAACATAATTACATGGAAAGATAATACTGTGAAAAATTTACCCGTAGATCCAATCACGACGAATGAATTCAATGATGGAGACAAAGCGGTAAAAATAAATAAACTTTATCTTTCACCAACATCTTTTAGGAAGATGGCGCGCATGTCCATGACGAGTGCTATAAATGTAAATGGAAATATGATTCTATTTACAAATCCTTTGACACGTGAAAAAGTTAAAAAGGGAGATCTTAAGTTTGTTGTGTTAAAAAAGCGCTAAACTAAAAATCAAATTAATGTATATGCACGTCGTTCTCAAACCGAGTCCTTTGGTCACGCATAAATATAGAGTACTATTACCAAATAAAAGGACATTTGATTTTGGTTCATTAGAGTCCCCAGATTACACGGACCATGGAAACCCGAGACTCATGCGAGCACACCTTCTTCGAAAAGGAGCCCAGATACCAAGAGACTTGCGAGTCGAAACAGACTTATATGAAATACACAGAGGAATGCTTTACGCCGATACCAGCACAGAAGAAAACTGGGAAGACCCCTTTCGTGTGGGGTACTGGGAGAGGTGGATTCTTTGGAGTTATCCAAATGTAAACCAGGCGCAATTGTGGATGACCATGCGCAAGGGTATACTCTTCATGCCGACCGAAGAAATGATGTGGTTTTGTGACGATCGTAAAAAATATTAGATACCGGTAGATCCAAATCCACCCGAGCCACGCTCGGTCTCGTTAATTTCACCGATTTCTCGAACGTAGGGCGTTTCACATCGCTCCAAAATCAACTGTGCAATTCTGTCACCCCTTTTAATTTCAAAATCAGTATCACTGTGATTAAAAAGAGCGACCTTGATTTCACCCGTGTAATCCGGATCAATGACTCCTGCGCCGACATTGATACCGTGCTTCACCGTAAGCCCTGATCTCGGAGCCACGCGCCCGTATACATTTACCGGCAAAACAACTGCGACTCCAGTACCGACAAGACCGCGGTTCTTAGATAAGATACAACAATCTTCGACGCTATATAAATCGTATCCAACAGAGCCAGAAGAACCGCGAGTTGGAATAATCGCATGTTGCACGAGTCTCTTCACTTGAAGTTCCGACATTTTTTAATAGGGGCTCGAAGTCTTTATCTCAATTAAGGATTACATGTCTAAATTAGTAAAATGTGGTCCATCCACAACGCAGTCGTCCGTGCGTCGACCGAACCTAAAAATGATTACGATAAACTTAAGAAGCGCATCAATCGTATGACCGTCGCATACGGTGGTGCACTCACGTCTATGTATTTCATCACACAAGGTGCGGAACAAGGTGTATCTTCCACGGTCGGTGTTGCCACGTCATTGGCATACATCGCACTTCTCGAGAGACACGTGGATAACATCGAAAAGTCATCGTTTCAAAAACAGTTACTGGCTCCATTAGGAACCGCTGTGTTTGAATCCATGTGGAATAGTGCCCCATTTGCGTTCGATTTCGATTACGGTGCGACGTTTGTGGGGTTTCTCGCGTATAAGGTGGCACTCTTGAGTGTCGTGTACGATGAAGTTCGGAAGATGCTGGTGTCAGTTGATGAAGAAGGAGATTAAATTAAAATGATAATAAACTATTTTATTGTTTAGAGTGTCTCACCCCGAAAGCTTCTTAATTTGACCGGTCACGATGTATTCATCAATCTTGTTCGCGATACCTTTACCGATACCAGGTACCTTGCGAGGTCCTTTTGAAATTTCGGTACCGTTCGTGACTTCGAATTGGAGTTTGCGAATAGCGTCGGCGGCCTTCTCGTAAGCCTCACTTTTGTGGGTATCTTTCTCCACGCGTGCGAGTAAATCCAATTGTTCCGCGATATTTTCGTTCGTAGCGAATGTCTTGACACTCTTAATTTCCCCAGTTTCAAGAAATTCATTTATTTTTCGAATCACACTCTTTCCAATACCATATATGTGTGAAATTTGCTCGCCACTGGTTAATTTGAAATCAAGATGGTAGATGATATTGGCCGCCCTTTCATACACGGATTTCTTGAACTCATTTTCTTCCTCTTGAGCGAGATGATCAAACGCATTCGTGAGCGGCAAATTGTAGCAGACAAAGTAATCATCCGATTCCGATTCCGATTCCGATTCCGTTTCCGTTTCATATTCAGAGTCGGATGCGACGGACTCGTTGTCACTCACTTCAGCGTAGTGAAGCATTGTTTCGTACTCGAGAATAGCCTTTTCTTCTTCGCATTTGCGGAGACGCTCTTTGAGTTCGGCGTTCTCCTTTTCAAGGTTGGCGATGTAGGTAGCAATAGATTGAGAGTTCATGTTTGATTTTGAGT